CATAACCCCGAAGCATCAGAGCCCATCAGGCGATCACTTCCTATCTCCACTCTCTTACGAAGTCTTCCTCTGCGAGCGAGATGCTGGAGAAGCATTCTGGCCTGGAGACATCCCGCTTGACTGGGGATTCTACGATCCAGACGGCGACGAGTGGCGCATTGTCGAAGTTGTTGCCTGGTACGAAGAGGCCGGAGAGGACTATGCCGACGCTGTATTTGCATCTGTTCCATACAGCGGAGAGGGTGTCTACAAGTTCAAACGCCATCCCAATTCTTTCCTGATTATCCCTTCGTGGCCGCAGATCATCGACACAGAGACACAGATACTGAAGGCCCCAGTTGGCGGTGTGCCCGGATACAACGCAGTCAGCTACTGCTACGAATGCAGCGTTGGTGAATATCCAGAGCAGAACTACTACGTGAAGATCACGACCGAGGACTCTTGCGGGTCGAGGAATACAGCGACGTTCCTGTATCGTCTACTCCCTACGGGGTGCTACTGATGCCTAAGAAGAAACAAGACAAATGGCAGATCCTTCGCCATGACGACATCTCGTATGCCAATAGGAAACGTGCGCGAGTCCAGGGATTGATCATCAATGGGCCTCTCGACGAGATCGAGATAGCACTAGCAGGCCATGACGCACTAGCGTTTGCCAATAAGTACATGCCTGGAGTTCAGGGCGTTGCTCTGTTCCTTTGGGCAGATCGAGAGAAGGTTGGCAAGGAAGAAGCTATCGTGTCTATTCATTGGTGTCCTCACGGTAAGTGGGAATACATTGGCGAGTATCCTGTTACGGACAACGTGTTCCACATTGAATTCAACAAGCAAGGAGGCGTAGATGCCAAAGATTCAGATAGCAGTGATGCCGGACGAAGTTCCGACAATCCATCTTGATGGGAAAGACATAGCGGAGCATGTGGTCGGCGTGATACTCACGATGAAGCCAGGGCGGTGTCTAGTATCGTTACAGCTACAGTCCGACCCAACAGACGACGACTCTGCCTCTGCGGTCATAGGAGGACGGTTTGAAGGAGAGATTAACATCGAGATAGATGAGCTCCCAATCGGTTAGCAGCGTATCTAGCCTGCTAGAGCAGGTAAAAGCTAGAGCCGGGCATGGTCCGTACCACTTCGCAAGAGCGTATAGGATCATGCCCAACGGTGTTCAATATGGCATTTTCAGTGAGCTTCGATTCTACCCCTACCTGTGGGCAGTCTATGAGGCCCTTCGAACTCTCGGCGTGTCTGGGGCTGTAGCTGTGATGAAGTGTGCTCAGACAGGATGGACAGAGACGGCGCTGAACCTGGCGCTGTGGTTCATGGCCACCAAAGGAGAGGGAGTGCTCTACATGCTCCCTACTGAGTCACAGCTCGGAGACTTCTCACAGGCTCGCATTACTCCTATCCTCAAGAACTCACCAGCTCTGCAGGCTGCATTCAGCAGCGCAGACAACGTTGGGCTCAAGCTCGCATTCGGACAGCCGATGTACCTACGTGGTGCCAAGGCTAAATCCAAGCTGCGAGAGATCCCCGTTGGCCTCCTCGTTCGAGATGAGTACGAAGAGATGGACAAGGATGGAGCTGCGGTAGCCACGAGCCGTCTGGGAGCAAGCCGCTGGAAGTGGACCTACGATCTGAGCAATCCCAAATTCCCGTCAGAGAAAGGAATCTACGGTAGGTTCATGATGGGCACTCAGGAGGAGATAGTCATCACATGTCCGCATTGCGACCTTGAATCCCCTCCAGTGTGGCCGGATAGCTACAGTGAGAAGTTCCCTATGACAATCGTTTGCCCGGACTGCAAGACTCCACTCAATTTGCGTGAACGATGGGATCAAAAGAAGATGAGGTGGTTGGCGAACAACCCCACTGAGGGTAGGTATCGATCGTTCCACATGAGCCAGCTCATTTCCCCAACTGTCAAACCTTGGGAGATCATGCAGCAGTGGATTGAGGCTCAAGGGAAGATAGCAGAACTGCAGACATTCTACAACATGGTGCTCGGGCTCCCTTATGCTCCAGAAGGCTCGCGCATCACCCTGGAACTCATCAAGCAGCTCCGTAGAATGGATGTCATGCAGCCAGCTCACATAGGCCCCTGCTGTATGGGCGTTGACGTTGGTGCTACTTTGCATGTGGTCATCAGAACGATGGAGGGCAGAACGGTATGGATCGGCACCTGCACATTCGAGATTCTTAGCAGGTTGATGCACACCCACAACGTCGCTCATTGTGCTATCGACATAGCCCCAGAGACGAGAGCTGCGAAAGCGTTTGCGGCTGACTTCATGGGAAAGGTAGTGCTCGTTAGGTACAAACCAAGCTCGACTGCCACTGGAATCGATGAGGCTGAAGAGAAAGACGATGACGGCGGGAGGCTGCGGAAACTCAATGCTGCTCGCACAGAAGTCCTCGACAAAGGGATGAGCAGGTTCCTGTCGATGGAAGAGATCATGCCAGAGGACACCCCCGCAGAGTTCTGGAGACATGTGATGGCTCTGACAAGGGTTGTTGTCGAAGAGGACGATAAGACCTATGCTACTTGGGAGAAGGATGGAGCGGACCATTTCGCACATGCGTTTGCATATTCTGAACTAGTTAGGCAGCAAGGCGGGTTGTTTACTACAACACAGATGTTTCCACCGGGTTCAACTAGGAGGAAGTCAGATGGAAAAGAAACAGGATACATATCAGGGCGGTCAGAAGAAGGCGATGTGGACAGTCTCGATCTTGGCGAAAGGGAAGGCCCTTTCGGCAATCAACGTATTGGCAGATAGCGCAGCTCAGGCCAAGCGTGACAGTCGGGTTGTTGATGCCATCACGCTTTTGAAGAAGACGAATACAAAACTGTCAGTCAAGGCGGTGCTTCTCACGCCCATCGCTTAGGAGCGGACTTGACAGGATACGCGCAAGTGTGATATACTTCCGCTGTTGATGAAACTGAACCTGGAGGTGAGAAACTATGGCAACTAAAGAACTTATGGGGAAGCTATCAATTTACATCCCTCAGTCGAAGATCGAGCTGAAGCCCGTAGAGCGATTGATGGCTCTCGGGGAGAAGCGAGACCGCAGCGTGAACTATTTGGTCTGCGAGGCGATCGTGGAGTTTTTGGATCGTGCAGAGAAAGGGAAGAAGTAGCCCACACCGGATGGTAGCTTGCAAGAGAGGGAGCCTACGCGCTCCCTCTTCTCATTTTCGAGCTGTTATTGCGGCAGGTGACAAGCCTAAGAGCTGCCTACCTCTTTCGAGGCCGCTGGGTCTTTCGAGGTCACTCGTTTGCTTGTCGCTACTGTTGACCTTTGTTCGCATTCCTGCCTTGCTATCAGTACACGTTTGATCTGCTCCATGCACCCCATTGGGTCTTTCTTCAGCATCTCTGTGGTAAACCTCAGGCCAGTCCATGAAAGCATCACAGCGGCATTGTACTTCTCACAGTCCTTCGTGTAGCCAGAGCCTCTGACGTGCCTGCCTCCGCTGTATACTCCACCCTCAAGTTCAACGTAGAAGAGAACCTCTGGCCAGCAAACATCAAATCTCCACTTTCTCGTAGGGTGAAAAACAAACTCGCATTCCCAAGTTGGTAGCTTGGCAATGCGAGCGTAGTATTCGAACGACCTTTCCAGGTCTGATTTACTCATTCTTCCCGATGGCGCACTTGCGGCAGATGAACCGTCGCTTGTACCCGACGAACGTTTTCTTGCATGATCGGCACAGGTTCTCGTAGTGCCCGCTCTCGTGTTTCATGTCGTCAGTCCAGTCACGTTCAGTTACAGTGGCTGTTGTCTCCATTCATTGTCTCCTTATGCGTGACAGAAGTACCGGAAGTGGACTTTAAGCGTCTTAGCTCCAGCCGTCTCACACATCATTCTGTAATAGACAGTTTCTCCAAGTGGGATGTGCTCTCCGCGACATGCCGATACTCCAGTGGGGGACACAAAACTGCTTTTCGAGATTATGCGCCACGAGCTTATCGGGGTTTTGGCAGAGCCATAGGAAATCTCAACCATGTAAATTGCATTGTCCTGATTGGCGATTTCTGCAATCATCGCAGTGATGTGCCCATCGCAAGCGGCGAACACGGACGACAGCGTTACCGGCGTCCCAGTTGTGTCTACGATCTCAGCCCATGTAGTGAATGTGTTGGCAGAGGCGTGGGCCGCAAGCACGCAATCCAACTCAGAAGAGGCTGGGAAGATCTCCGTGTCATGCACGTTCAGGGCAACAACAGCCTCGGAGTTGGTAACTAGCTGTTTAACCATCGCCATCGCAGTCTTCGCGTCAGAGATAGCACCACTTGAGGACGCCGTATTGAGTGCGCCGAGTACAGCGGCTAGGGCTCCACTGTCTGTCCCTCTCTCACTTGGATTCTGATTCCATACTCCCAACATGCTACGCCTCCTTGCAGTTCACGTAGATCGTGACTGTGCTTCCGTCAGGAGCAACAGCAGAATTGCATCTGATCAGAAAGAAGGGGTACGGGTCTGTGGTCGATTGAGAGATAGCCGAGCCTGCGGGGGATGTGAATAGTGCTCCGATTTGGATAACGCCAGTGTCTCCTACTTCTGCATCTACGTCGTGCATCCCGTAGAGATTGACAAGAACGTCTTGGTCAGATGGGTTGTCGACATGGATCAGGAATCCTGCCCTGCCATGAAGGTTGAGCTTCATCGCATGGTAATCCGTGTCGTCCGCTACATACGTTCCTTTCTGGAATCGGGCCTCTCTCGACTGGAGATTTGCTAGATCCTTGCTGAGAGCTGCCGCCACGATCGGGGTGTCTGCCATTGTAGGCCTCCTTGCTGCGATGTTAGTGTAGCACGAACACCCCTCTTATTGCCATTACTTCTCCATCCACCGAGCATGTTTCTTGGTTATGTCCGCCCACAGACATTCCACGCTCATCTGAAAATAGATCAAGGCGCGAGCGAACGATCCCTCGGTCATGCTCAATACCTCATCGTCAGTGCGCATCGATTTCGACATCCAGAAGCGAGCGCGAAGCCTGCGTATCAATTCAAGCTGCCATAGTGTCATGGTTTCTCCTTCTCGAATAGGGCGAGGGCTTTGACTGCTTCCGGTAGCGTTAATTGAAGCGCATCGTGAGGATCTACTTGCCAATCAGAATTATGTAGTCCCGCATCTTCAAATGCTATCCGTTGCGCCGTCCCTATCAGCCCTGCGAGCGCATCTCTAACCGGCTCCAGCTTTGCGGCGATGATGGATTCAGCACTCACTGTAATCAAGCAACCATCATCTGTCAGTGCCCTGATTATTTCTTTCACTATCTTCATGATCTCTCCTTCGGAGCGATCCTCCACCGACCGTCCTTCTCCTCAAGGTTCAAGTCCGTTAGTTTCTTTGTCGTTTGCATGAGTTCGTCCAGCTTATCGTGATCGTATACCCCAGTTGCTGCAGCAAGATCATCCCACCGAACCCATCGATGCTTATTCTTCAGCAGCTTGAGGGCGCTTTTTGCTCTAATCAGGTCGTCGTTCATGATGTCGTCAGATCAACAGAATGGTTTTCGGGCATAATCATGCCTCCTATGCAGCTAAGTCGAAGCAATCAGCCGCCAGCTTCATTCAGTTGCCCCTCCACGCCAAAGTGCCACGGGTAATTCTTCTTTCAACAGGTCTTCATCGGTTAGGTATGGAATCTCATTGCCAAGTTGATCCTTGATCGAATAGTTCAGCTTCCCTCTCTTCACGATGAATCCTTGGCAAAATTTCTGCGCTGAAATCACCATCGGCCCGAGGTGCTTTTTCTTCTCATCGACTTCCGATGTCGGGCTGAATCTGCCTGCAACGCGATCCTTCAGTATTTGCAGGTCTGTGATTCGAGCCAGAGTTACCTCACCGCTTGCCCAGATCAGAACATACATTCTCGGCTGGCTAATCGTGATCCCCATCTCAGCAAACGTCTCGGCAATATCTGACTTCGACTGGTCAACCGCAGCATTAAGCATCATTTGAACGGTTTCCTTGTTGCAGATCTCCCACAATCGTTTCTGTGCCGCTGATCGGAACTTGCTGACCTTCGACACGACAAGACCTCGTGGCCACTCAAGTCCGTGGAGTTCAATCCACGCTGCGGCCTGCACCTGCTTCAGAGCAACCTCAGAGTCGAATCCCTCGGCGGCAAGCATCTGCTCGGGCGATACGGCATCGGGGGTGATCAAGTCGAAATCATCGTAAAGCTGCAGCATGGCGTTTGCCCGATCGGATTCGAACATGCGGTCCCCGCGCACCGATGTCAGAAGCTGCCCGAGCTGATCTTTGATGATTCTCGCGAAAAGCCAGATGTTTCGTTGCGGGATCTCTATGCCATTGTGGTCGACGATCTTGAGGACCGGATACGGCACACCGTCTTCTTCGTGATCGGGGTCCATGTCGACGATCTGTAAGGCCTTGGTCGGATGATGCAACATGTCATGACAGCGGCGGCATCCGAAAAGGAGGTTCTTCTTGTCGTTTGTCCAGTGCTCTGACGACTGGCCTCCCATGCCGGAATGATGGCGATGGATGATGTCCATTGGAGTGCCATCTTCCCCACGATACTCAGTTCTGTGCATGATTTGGCAGCAACCGTTAGCTCTCGCCTTTACTTCCTTCCTGGTTTTATCACTAACGGCCATCAGCAGCCTCCTTGCCCGTGTGGTGGTTCTGGCCGTCTCCGAGAAGGAGGCTCTTTCTTGTTGCACCCTCGCGGCATATCAATCAGCGCCAACAGTACGAATAGACCAATGACACAAATCGCGCTACCTATCGTCATCCCCGGCCTCCTCAATCATCTTCGCGAGCGTATCTGCCCAAAGGCGCGGCCCTTGCTCCCAACTCATTCGCAGCGATGCGATGATCCACGTCGATCCGAAGGCTTTGGCAGCATGAGTCAACAGACCGTCAGGCCCAAACCATAGGTTTGCGTCGGTTGAGTAAGGCACGATCAGTGGTTCGCCATCTAGCGTATCTCCCATCGCATTTGAACATACCCACTGCTCAATCACAGCGTCATTCTTCATCCCGTCATCCTCCTCATTCTTGGCGCAGCAATATCCTATCCCCGCCTTGATCCTCTTGGCCGAGGTCAACTTTCTGCCACACCTGCGACACAGGTGAATATCAGGCACGTCTTTCGTCAATGCGATTTGTCCGTCTACGTGGTTCATGTTCATCCCTCCTTTGATCGTCTCTTCCAGTGCGCCGTTGCATTGTCCCACCTGATCCTTCGGCGTTCATCTGGTGACTTATCGAATCCTATAACTTCACGTCCACAGCGGGGGCAACATCCCTCGTCATCGCAGATGGCCACTTGGCAACATTGCGTGAACATCGTACTGTTCGTCCCTTGAGGCATCAGTGGAACTATCCCAACAATCACACCTGGATTGATATACATGTTCACACCTTCCTCCTGTCCTCACCCTTCAGTGCCAGTCATTTTCTCTGACTCAGCCGATAGTCAGCTTGATTCATCCCCACCATCGTACACGTCTCAACCCATCGCGAGATTGCACGATCGGTGTATCGTTCCTTGATCCCCTGCACTGTCAGGTTTGTCGATACTGCGATCGGCTTCATGGCGTCATACCGTCCGTTGATAATCTGAGCAATCTCCTCGGCAATGAACTCAGTCGATCGTTCTACCCCGAGATCATCCAATACCATCAGATCGGCAGACAGGCATCGGTTGACGGTACGCCTTGTGTTGTTGCGAACGTCATCACGCAACGCAGCTACAAGATCCAGCATGGGATAGAATGCCACGGTCTTGACCTCTTTCGACACAGCAACCGTTATCCCGTCCCTATCCTCAAACTTGGGATCAGCATCTTGGTGGAATATCTTGGCGACAGCAGACAGTAGATGTGTCTTGCCTGTACCTACAGGCCCGATCAACAGCAGACCTTCAGTAGAACCGGCAATGAAAGCATTGCACGCAGCCCTAGCCCCTTCGCACCCTGGGGGGCATTTGTAGTTGTCGATCGTCGCATTCTCGAATCGTTTGCCGATTGTTCCGTAAATCATGATGTCTCCTTGTTGAACGCATCTTCGTATTCGTTTGCGTCCCGCTTATGTGTCTCGCCATTGCTGCGCGACTTCAACCCTGCACTGTTATTCTCAGGCATAGCACCAGCCACATAGTCAGCGATCCATTTCCTCACCGTATTGATCGTCCATGTCCATCCAAGAAATTTGAGACGATCCATACACCCAATTACTTGCTCAACTTTATATCCCTCTTCTATTACCATCTGTTTGAATCCCTGCTGGATTGGTAGCCATGCGTTTCCTCGTGGTCGTGCTTCTCTGATTGAAGCGTAATGTTCAGTGAGTAGATTGAGATCCTCTTTTGAAATCTTCGGCTTGTCCGAAGGAAGGTCTCTATCTTTACTAGAAGTGTTACTTAGTACAAAGACCTTCTTATTATGGGGCGGATTGCCCGGATGCGGTTCAGCCGGATGCGGACAATCGGGATGCGGTTCAGCCGGATGCGGACTATCCGTATCTGGTTCCTCCGTATACGGACAATCAGTATGCGGTTGATCATCAGATGTCATCAGGCTTGGAGTCTGCGCGATTATCCAACGAGATCCAGCAATCTTCCCTGATTCTCCAGGAATACGATCAATGCGAAGGTAGCCAGCGTCTTGCAGTTCTTTGACGGCTGTTCTGATAGCAGCCTTCCCTTCGGCGGACCTCTGTTCAAGATCAGTGTACCAGATCTTCCATCCAGGGGGGCGGCTGATTAGATATGTGTGAAGACCCTTGGCTCGCCATGATAGGCTAGGGTTTTCTATTGGCTCTAAGCAGATTGTCTTGAATCCTTTGTCTAGCTTCTGCTCAAGCCGGATGAGTTCACTCATGAATCCCAGCTCCTCTTTGCGTAAGAGTGTGCGGGTGCGGCCTGTCCTCGCAAAGACAGGCGCGTAGAGAGCCTAGGTACAAGCCGCCCCACTGGACTATTGTATCACGTTACGCACTAGAATCCAATTTCGGCACAGCGCAGATAGCGATCACTGCGAATATCCCGAACGCACATCCAGAAAGGAACCATAATCCTGCGCTACGACCCTTCTGACTTGCGATGAACGCGCACAAACATCCTGACAATGCCCAAATTACGATAAACATTTAGATCTCCTCTACTTCTCCATCGTCGCCGCATGACGGACACCATCCAATCGACGCATCAACTGGACGCATTTCGTCATAAACCTCCCGCGTACAGCTATCACCGCACGCTTTGCACGTTACTTTCTCTATGAGAGGGAATGACATCACTCCTCAACCTCCTCTACCGTAGTGCTGATCCTTGAGAACTTCCGTTTGATGTAAGACGACGCCTTGACCTCAAACGCCTTCTTCTCAACGACAGTTCCTTGAGAAAACCAGTCACCGCAGATGAACATCTCGGGAGCTTCGCGATCCTTCATGATCTTCTTGAGGGCTCGATCAGCTCGGTCGTAGGCAGATTTTCCAACGGCGTGCAGCTCTCTGAGGTCCAAGGCTTCTTCAAGCTCTGGGTCATCGAACATCTCTGCGCCTGCTCCGGTGACGATAAGAGGCTGGCAGATGACGCTGAATGGGCATTGTCGGCACACAGCGGACTCAGTGCGCTCAGGGGCCTCACCCTTGGCAATAGCCTTGTTCACAGCCTTGGCCTTCTCCATGATCTCGTTGCCGAGTTCGTAGTCGAGAGGAACCCAGATGTCCTTGAGTCGGCACGACACCTTGTTCTTCAGGATCAGAACACCGACAGGTTTCTCCATCCCCCACAGGTAGACCTGAAGCTGTGATGGATACTTCCTGATCCAGTGCTTGTCAGAGTTGATGATGTCCTCGTAGGTGTTGATCGACTCCCAAATCCACGGGCTCATCGACTTAATCTCAGCAGGCACCCACATTTGGGAGCCGTTGTCCTCCAAAGGCCAGTCAGGGAAATCTGAGGCGAGCCTGGGGTGTACTGAGCCATCGATGGACCCGCTGATCTCGTAGGCTTTCAGGTCGATCGATCGTTGTTGTTGGTTCAGTTCAATCCCGTGCTCGGAAAGCAGTTCGACAGTAGCCCGTTCCTGGTAGTTTCCTTCCTTGAAGATCTCAAGCAGGCCAACGTCAGGCAACGGTCGTTCTTTGTATGCCGTTCGCATGTAGTACAGGTAGCGATGGCAAGGATTCCCGATCTCTGAAGCTCGGTTAGAGTGGACTGGCCACTCCTCGCGAGAGGCTAGGATTCCGTCCCTTACGTGCTGGGAGATAACCCCATTCTGCGGGATATTAACTGGCATGTTCAGCATCCTTACGCAGCGATTCTCTCGATACAAACCCCACGCTGCGCGGTTCTACGAGGTAGAAGATCTTATCCCCGAGGCTCTCAACGACTGTTACCGGGAGCCCAAGCAAGCGACAGCCCAGGGCTGGTTTTGTGCCAGGTGCGGGAGGCATGAAGGTATTCCCCGCATGGTCGACCATAAGCCCCGTGTGGAACATACCGGCATAAAGCGTATCCCACGCATCGATACCAATCTCGATACCGCGTAGTACGTGCCCTTCGGTTTTGACGGCATAGATGTCGTCAATCAGGTCATCCACTGTTAGCTTCATGTTCAGTCTCCTTCTTCTTCACGTCATGCTTGATCTGCGAGATCATTGCCCGCACGTCTTTGAAATCCTCCAGATGATAATGCTTGCCTGTTGCCTCGACCCACGCATCAACATCTGGTACAGCGGGAGAATTGTTTCGGAAGCAGCTTAACTCCATGCTGACTGCCGTATACATGTGGGTCCCATCAAACATCTCATCAAGTGCGTCTGCTAATTTGATTGCGCGAGCAGAGTATCTAGCTATGAATGTTTTCATCTTCATGTTCAGTCTCCTCTTCAACTGGGACCATCAGCAATGATTGGCAGGCCATCCCCGCAAACGGGAATGGCCCTCCGACAAGTTCTCCTCTGAGGCACGATTGCCCCATCCCTGCGCGAGCAGAGTTCACGATCCTATCGAGATCGAGAATGTCAATTGCTGTGACGGTGACAAAGAAGCTATCCATCAGACGACTCCGTCTCGTCGCTCGTTTCCTCATCCTGCTCGCCTTGTGCGATGTCCGACAGGAAGATCTTGTGCATGTCGCGCACCTTGCCGAGGTTGACGTTGAGCCGCTTGCCATTCAGGAGCGAGAGTTTCTTGACACCAGGAATCTGTTTCCCGTCCTTGGTTTCGAACGCAGATACTTCCTCAAGCAGTGCCAGCGCGGGTTTCGAGTCACCGCCGCTTATTTCAAGTAGCATGTTCCACATCTCAGTCCGTTGTCCGGCCTCTTCCTCAGTCGCTTTCACTTTGGTCGCACGAGGAATGGCGCTTACTCCACCCTTCTTGATCCCGTGCGCTTCCAGCTCGGCCCAAGTGAGGTTGCGGAGCCCAAGCATGATCTGTACTCCACGAGCCAACGAGTTGGTGTAGGAAGACTTGCGAACAGCCGCCTCATCTATCTGCTCGATAGGGACGATTTGATTGTGAGACATTCCGAAGAACGGATCGTTCGAACTGCGCGTTCCCAAGATCTCGATCGTGCGTCCCATTCGTGGGGCCATGATTCGAAGGAAGGTTGACCAGATGTACGAGTCGGCCTTGGTCGTCTTCTCCTGCTTCATGATCTGCCAGGAGATGCCCCAGAGGGCTGCTGTCTTCTCACTGCCAGAGCTTTGCAGGTACGGCTTCCCGCCCTGGTCTACCCAGTCCTGCGGGTTTGTGGCCGCAATGCTAGCGAGCTGGATGGCTCTCATTGCCGCAGCAATCTTCGGAGCCTTCTCTGCCATATCAAGTAGCGCATCTACAGAAAACTCGTTCGACATCATGTCGCCAACGAGCTTCACGTCGGTCGCCTCTACATACTCCACATCAACATCGACTACTTGTTGCTTGTCGTCAGTCATTGTCTGCCTCCTTGTTTAGTGTGAACGCAGCATGCAACTTCTTATGGCCAGCGATGTTATCGTATCCAACGAACTCCATTCGATAGCCATCTGGATAGTGCTTCTGGAAATCATTCTCATGCCGATCTGGTCGAGAGCCTTCCAGCACTCCAAGATCTGCTGGCATGTAGTTCTCAGATGAACAGGCATGGCTTCCAAGACACGTTCCATCTTCTGCGATGAGAACTGCGGCCATAAATCCAGACTGACCGCCATTGTTGAATCCGTAGATCACGGGAAGATCCATCTCTGGCGTATTATGCGGGTTGAATACGGCACATGGCTGTCCATGCCAGCGTAGCAAGTGTTCTGCCTCATACAGCCTTGCTGCTGCTTCAGTTGTCATTCCACACCACCCCTCTGTTCTTTGATAGCCTGCTCGTACCTGAGCCCCTTGAATGCGAGATCCCGCATTCTGTCGGACTTGGCTTTGGCGCTTCGCATTTCCTCAATCAGATCGTCATCGCGCCCTTGAATAAGAACGACTCCGACTGATGTTTTGAGAGTCATCGCGTCTTCCATCGTTTGCCTCCTTGGCTAGTTGGTTGAACCATTCTAACAACAATACACAACTTTGTCAACACCGATTCGAAAGGTGTTGTATTCACTGTCCTAGTCTGATATACTAGATATTGAGCCGACGTACTGGTGCAATGCCAGGGGTAGGTTCGAGAAGGGGGCGTGAATGAACAAAAAGAGAGAGACATCGAAGTTTCCAGGTCTGAATAAGGTAAATCGTGCTTTATAACTACAATGCTCGCGTTTTGCGTGTGGTAGACGGCGACACGATCGATGTGATGATTGATCTCGGGCTCAACATTCATGTGAAGGAGCGCGTGAGGTTGCTTGGTGTGAACACGCCCGAGACTTTTGGCCGCAAGGCTGATTCTGACGAGTATAGGGCGGGTAAGGTTGCCCAGGCCCAGGTTATTCGGTGGCTATGCTCTGGTATCACGGAGCGCGAGTCTATTGATCTGGCGACTAATGGGAAAGGAGACATGGTCGGGCAGGCTGTCGGTACTGTTCGAATCCGAACTCACAAAGATAAGAAGGGCAAGTATGGCCGCTATCTGGCCGAGGTGTTCGTTGGCGACGACACTGAATCGATCAACACGAAGCTGATCCACATGGGGTATGGAGCTGAATACTGATGAATATCGGTTACTGCAAAGACTGCAAACATTTCGTTCCTGGAGAGGGAATCTTGGGCGGATTAGCAGAGACAAACAGCCGATGCGTCAATCACATGATAACGAACGGCGCGATGACGCAAGTCGAAGCGATGTATGTAGATCCCGATTTCGGCTGTATACGATTTGAGGAAAAGGAGACTGAACATGCTGCTGAACGATAAACAGATCAAGGCGAAACAGAAGGCTTGGGGCATGATCAAACCGTTCTCTAACTCGAAGATGGAATTCCCGAGTTGGGGGCTTGGCACTGTTGGGTATGACATCCGACTCGGGCCGATCTTCAGGATTCCGAAGGCTCGCGTTGTGATAGAGCCTGGCGATGTGAAGGGCGATGACTTCAACGAGAAGACTCAGATGATTCGGACACTCACTGATGGTGAGCTGTTCTGTGTTGAGCCGCAGTCGGCTGTCTGGGTACAGAGCATGGAGACATTCAAGATGCCCAACGACCTTGTTGGCATCAGCCAGGGCAAATCGACGTACAATCGTTGTGGGCTGATCGTCAGTCAGATGGTCCTTGAGCCTGGATGGCGTGGTCGGCTGGAGTTCTCGCTGATGAACGTCAGTGAGGCTAGGATCTTCGTCAAGGTTGGTGGCGGGATTGCACAGATCATGTTCCATACGATCGGTGAGCCTGATGCGCCATACGACGGCAATTTCCAGGAAGCTGATACCGATGAGGCAGCGCCTACGGATGATTCCGACGACCATGACTCGACGACCGATGACAGTGGTGATGAATCATGACACCTGGGGAGTTGGCTGGCTGGATTGGAGTCGCGATCCTGTTCATGGCGGCTGTTGCTATCGGTGAAGGTGTGGTCAGCAACATGATTAAGAAGCACAAGAAAGCGAAACGGCGCGGAGCTCCGAGGGGGATGGGCGAATGAAGAAGGAAATGAGTGATAAAACGGCAATGAGGCTATGGGGTTTATTCGCATTCTTGGTGATAGTGGTCTTGTTGGTTGGGGTGTCGATGGTTGTTGATGCCCAATGGATCGATGAAGCTCCTGTCCTTGAGCCGCCAAGCTACGACACAGTCTGGTTCGGTGACGGGTACATGAACGTCCATTTGAGTCCGGGGCAGCTCCCACCGTACATCATTAACATTTCAGATCTGGAATTTATCGAGGCTGTCTACGTTGACGGCACCAAGGTCTCGCTTGAGAGGATAGACCCGCTGGCTTCATTCATTGGCGGGATTTTCGTTGGGGCGGCCATACTGGCCTTGATATGTTCAGGGTACTGAGCTCCGTTATAGGAGGCACTCTTGACGGCATTTCTGACGCTAACCGCGCAATGAAGGAGTACAACGAGTTTTGCAAGGGGATGAGAACAATGAGACTGAGACAGAGAGTGAAATATCTTGAGGTCTGCAACGTTACTAATCAGATTGCGATTGATGCTCTTCGTGAAGGATTGAAACAGGCTCTGTGTGATGAGCATGTTCCTATTGTCGATCACGGAGTATGGCTTGATATTTTCAACAGAGAGCGCGATGGATACCGACGAATGGTATGCTCGAAGTGTGGGAAGGTACTTGTCGATCGGCTTGGCACAGAAGAGTATCTGAATTTCAAGGTCAAGGAATCCGTTAGTTCGACGATGGACTTTCAGGACGAGCTAGACAAGTTCCGTGCGAACAAAGACGAAGGTGATGAGTGATGGCCTGGATCAAGACGCAGGCAGGCATTCTCTACGACTGCGATTTCGTCAAGACGCACAGGGTATTCGTCTTCGGAGGATCTGGAGTATGCGAAGATGAGCTAGGTGTCTACAACGGCCCTGAGATTGCTAAGACGGTGCTGGGCGACATCGAACGATGGATCATGCTAGGCGCTGACGGTGTGTTCACGATGCCGGGGAATGACTTCATGAAACGATTCGAGCCGATCGATGTAGAGAAGGCCGCTGAGAGTATTCGAAAGACGGATGCGTCGATGGAGTTTATGCGGGATCACCGCAGTCAAACTGCCGAGGAAGACTGTGGCCCTATGGTGACAACGTTCCCTATCCCTGACAGCGTCATGCACTTCGATTTCTTGTCCCACAACGGGAAGAACGTTGTTGGTGTCAGTTTCGACAAGGCGACGAACATCGTGAGCGTCGAGTTTGATGAGCCTGATGTGTTTAATCAGTTTGCGTGGGATTACCGCAGCACGCCTACCGCCGAGGATCCTATCGAGAAGTGCTGCAACACCTGCGGGAATGTCTTCGGTGCGCCTGCGTGCATTGGTTGCATAGAAGAGCCTGTTGAACACCGTAACTGGAGACCGAGGAGTGGCAAATGAGTTCCAGGGATGGAATGAAACGTGTAAGGGAGGATTTATGAGCGAGAACATTGCATCAGATAAGAAAGCTACAATCGCATCGAGTGCGGATAGGGTCAGCTGTTTGTTGTCCGATATTGAGCGAGAACTAGGGCTGGACAAAGAACCCACCGCAATGGAGATGAACAAAGTGTCTAGCGACAAGATCAATGGTGTCATTGGAAGGCTCGACTCGGTATGTGACAGGCTTGGAGATGTGTTGGCCAGTGTGTCTGGGATCGGATAATGGCCACAGGGATTGCTGGAATCCGAATGAGAGATGTGACCAGATCGATGGTGGTGAATGTGAGTATCCAAGGGCTCATGGTGTCTCGACTAAGATTCGCCATCGCCAATCCCTTCATTCGTCTCG